CTGGCGTTGAGGAATCCGCCACAAAAATAATCCGTCCACCCCGCCGAGAGAAATGGAACATCTGGAGTCATGGCGCGAATGTTGATTGGCGCGTCTGTACCGTAGAAAATGCCGTATCCCACGAAATTCGCCCCCCGTCCTGGGGCAAGGTTTGGCACGTTCACCAGGCCAAATAAGAGCTCATCTAGGGGCGACAGACAGTCGAGCGTTTCGGCTACGAATGGAGCATTGTCACCAGATGTCCCGCAGAGAGAAACGAACGCACCGACACGCACCCGCTTCCAGTTTGCAGGCAGCAGTGTCTTGCGCACAAACGCCTCGCGTACATCCATCACGGTGCACGCTTCATCCCCTATCGTAGTTTGTTTAGTGTACTTGTGTGTCATATTGTTACGGTGTGAATGTGATGGCTGGACCATCCCAACCAACCTCGTCACCTGAAAAATCATCGCTGGCGCGGAGGTAATCGTGAGTGATTGTGTGCCCTGCTTCTGCCCACCCAAATCCACCGATCCACGGATCGGCCTGTGAGAAATCATCTGCCGCGTCGTTACATAATGTAGGTTGTTTATAAATTGTAGTTAAGTTTAATGTATAACCTAAATTAGATACATCTTGAACCTTAGAATTATCCGTGTCATTCATTAACCAAGATATATATTCTAATCCCTGTTTATATTCTATTGATATATCAATAATTCTCGTTTCTACGTCTGAATGTATATATATAACACCATTTAAAATATTATTAATAGATCCATTATCAGGTGGTATTGCTGATAATGATACGGTGGTATATTCACCTGATTGTAGTGTGGTACTATTAAATGATATAGGTTGAAATTGTGTAATATTATCACAGCTTACACTACTAATAGTTAAAGTAGTATTGCCATTATTTTTTAATCTAAAATCAATAACATAATTACCGAGAATATCATTATCTGTTATTATATTATCTAATGGTAATAAACGATACCCGGCATTATTAGATGTTGTTTGATATGTAACATGTAATATTTTAACTGTACCTATATCTGCTATTGTTCTATTAGAATGTGATAAAAATGTAATATATCTGGGATTAACGGTTTCAAATGTATATATTTTATTATTGTCAGCCCCAAATACTCTTGAATTAATTATGTGTATATCTTCAAAGTACCCTTGAGCTGCACCATCTAAAGCGTTTACTTTATACACATATAACGGTAAAGTATATAGCGTGGGAGTAAATGTATTACCTCTAGTAACTTTTACTTTGATATTATATAACTGTGGATCGCTTGAAGCTGATGGTATTAAAGTGTGAACTACTGGTACATTTCTAGGGTCACCTAAATCATTTGGATATGCTGTACCGCTTAAATTTGTAATATCTAATAATCTATTAACTATTACTGATTTTGATGCATCATCAAAATCATATTCAATTTTAATAATTGGTCCACCTATAGTAGAAAATCCACTAGGATTTAATGTAAGAGTGAGCGGTGCATAACCTACTTGATATGATGATATATTATCACTTAATGTTATTGTTTGTTCACTCATTATAACTTCTCCATGTAGAATTGACTGAAAGCAAATTCAAATTTTGAATCAATTATTTCTGGGTTTCTATTATCATACTCTATACCTTCAAGTCTAGTAATAAAGCAATTAGTGTATGTAAATTTCACAATATCTTTGTTATATTCATTTCTTGCTATAACATTTAAATCTGTCATATATTGGTGATAATTTGGTAATGATATTATACTTGAGTAGTCATTACCATTATATACACTTTTCTTCTCATCATTTAGTAGTTGTAACCACTTCCATAATACAAAATAATTATTAAATCCATTATCTACACTAAATCCTACATTTATATTAGGATATGTAGGTCTTGAATATGTCGTTAAGCTAATAGCTTGACCACCGAATCTGACATCAGTATGTGGTACGTATGACGCTGGTACTACCGCGCCATATACTGAAAATTGTAGACTATTTAAATTTACCGAATCATCTGATCTATCTGATACATCGATTGTATTTTGTTTTAATAGAATGGGTGGTAAATTTAGAATCATTCTAAATTTATCTAGACTAGATTTATTGAGTATTGATTGTACTTGAGTAGCTGTATCACTCATTGTTGAAGAGGCTCCCATCCCTGCATTGATAAGTCGTCATAAACACTATTATTATTATTAGAACCTATTAATGTAGGTACGAAATCATAACGACTATAATCATTATTAGTATTTGTATTATAATTACGACGAGGTATTACAATATCACTTGACCTTATATATGTATCAAAGTTAGGTATTAGTTTTGTTGGTTTTCCTTGAGCGTCTAATTCAACTATTTCAAAATAATCTTTCGTAACATGTGGTTCTAATATCATTAAAGCCCACATAATAGATATTACTCTATCATCTAATTCATCATCATTAGCTCCCCATGTTCCATTAGCTCTACGTTTAAAATTCTCATACTCATTAATAGTGTTAATGTTATTAATTTGAACAAACCTCTTTTCACTGATATAGTATCTCATATTCATTACCGCATGATATTTAGAGTTGGTATGTGACATTATACCTTTACGTTCTGCAAATCTCTGACTGGCATCACCCGCATTAGGTATGTATGTTACTATGTTAGGATATTGATATCTATCCCATAATACATCAATTACTTGACCACCGTGATTATTTCGTTCTATACAAAGAGGTGGTGATCCCCACTTACGTGCAATTTCAAGAACCTTAACAGCAAAATGTTTAGGTTCTATTTGATTTGTCCAGTAAGATGCTACCTGTCTGATGTTTTTTATATCGGTAATATCTAAAACATCTGCGGTTGATGCGTTTTTACCTATACCTTCAGCCACATCAACACCTATTGAATATATATGACCACTAACTGGAGGTTCCCAGATATCAAGATGATCTTTTGGTGATTCAATTACTTGTACCGGATCTTTAACACTATCTTTTAGTAGTTTAAATAATTCTTCACTAAATGCCGATTCACCGGAATCATCATCAAAGTAATTTTCATATTCCTGTCTAAACGATTTTAATGATCCCATGGTTCTCATGGTCAATTCCTTCCATTTTTCATCTCTGCCTGGTACTTCATCCCAATTCACTTTTTCTGGATGCCAACCATTTAACCCCTTAACTGCATCATCGTATAAATGATAGAATTTATTATTTTTACCATTCGGTGTACTAATAGCAAACATCTTAGCTTTCTTAGATGATGAAATAGTAGGATATACAGATTCAAAGAATGCATCAAGGTCGTCAATATGAGCCATTTCATCAACGCATAGCACGGATATAGACTTACCACGACCGCTGTCCGTACTGGTTGTACTAGCTTCTATGATTGAACCATTTTCTAGTTCTATTGATGTTTTACCGTAGCCTTTTACGCCGGGTTTTAAATAGTTGGGTAATAGTTCAAATGCAAATCTAATACGTGCATGTAATTCTTTAGCGGTCTCTTCTTTATTAGCTAATATTAATATTCTTTGATCAGGGAAGAAGCACGCCATCCATAAAATGAAAATAGTAAGACAAGTACTTTTACCGATCTGTCGACTTGCAGTACACACCACAAATCGATGATCCCTCATCGCTCTTAATAATCGTTTTTGGAATTTGTGTAATATAATTTTTTGTCTACCTTCATCTATATTAATAATATAAAAGTGATTTTCTGCAAAATGTAATAGATTCTTTTTACATAATTCTAACTCCGCTAACATTTCTGGAGTCCACTCAAATGGTGTATTTGGTGTGGGTAAATTCTGATTACCCAAATAATATTTAACTGTATCTTTTTTAGCCATTTATGGAATCTCCTATTATCCGATTAGCATTATATTCTGCAGCTGAGTTATAACCTAAATCAACAGCTCTGGTATTTTGAATTTTACTACCTGCAGCTACCTTTAATGATTTCTTAGAATCTGGTACTAAATGTTGAATTTTTAATAACTCAGTATCTACATTAGTATTATGAGTCATAGTATCTAATGTAGTATCTTTATTGTCTAATGTAACAACAATAGGGTCTGTATTAGTATGAATGTGAGATAAAAAGCTCTTAATTAAATCTACATACGGTTTTATCCTACTTGAATCATTCCAAAACGCTATAACGCTATTATTATCTGTTGTGATGTTTAACCTACCCGTAATATCAAAAAACAGTCTTGGATTACCATTTTCACCCCAATCATTAATATCTCTTCTGCTCGCATTGTATTTAAACTGATCCCTATATGTTTCAGCTTGCGATACTAATAATTTGAATTGATTTTTTGTAGGTTTAGGAAATGCTTGAAGTCTAAAATCTGGAGTATTTGTTAATACTTTCTGTAATATATTAATATGTGTATCACCTACACCAATCATATAATATACTATACCATCCTTGATAGCAAATACAGCATGAGTACCTGGTAGTTTTGAGTATATATCATCTGGAGATCTTACAGTATACTTTCTGTCATCTATTTTTACTATAGCTTCTTTAACTAATTTATATCCGTTATCAGTTTTAGACATCTTTATACCTGTAGTACCTAGATATCCAGTATCATGTGTTAATCCATATTTATTTTTTAATTGTTCACCGGTATTAAAGTTGACAAAACCCGTACCCGTTTTAGCTTTTCGTAGACGTTCTAATTCGGGTATTTGATCTGGATGAGCTTTATGTACATCAGCTATTACATTTTGATGTTTTCTATCTAAATTCAAACCAACACCGGCCCTACGATGACGCATACCGCGTTTTTTAGTATGTACATCTTTAAATAAATCAAACTCACTTTCGATTATATACCGAAGCTCCATATTGTATATTTACAAACAAAAAAGCGGTTGTAAATATACAACCGCTTTAATTATAAGTTAATCTTTATTGATTAAGATCTAAACGCGCAAGCATTTCCACCCTTAACGGCGGAACTTGTACCGTTCACTTTAACATTTTTATTACCTGCTAACTTTTCTACTGAACCAATCTTTGATGGTGTACCATCACCGGTAGTAATATTTGTATCAACCTTCTTTTTTGATGGTGTAACATTACCTACAGTGTTTTTCCTACCTTGTAATGATTTGCCCGCAGAATCTGCTAAACTTTTAGCTGCTACAGCTTCTTCAACTGTATCACCTACATCAGCATCAATATCTTCAACTGTATCATCTACACCCTCTTCATCATCGGTAATACCGTATATTGTCTTAAGTTTAGATGTTAATTTACATATCTGTCTTACAATATCTTCAGGTGATTCATCAGTGGGTGGTGTATCTACACCTTCACCTTCACCCATTTCACTTACCTCATCACCTGTAATTACTGTATTATCAAGCGCCGGCGCTTCTGGGGTTTCTAATGTGTCTGCATCTTCAACAATTTGTTGAAAAACTCTATCGAATGTTGATTTACTCATTGTTTTATGTTTAGATTCTGTAATTGATTTATTTTGTGAAATAGCTTTTTCTCCATCTTCAGGTTTACCGTCTTCGGTTTTACCTTCTTTAGGTGTAGTTAAACCTTTCTTAGCTTTTTCATCACCACCCTTAGTTAATTTGGGTGTACCTATATCACCTACCTTACCTACTGTTTGTTTATCTACACTTTCTGTAATAACATTAGATTTACCATCTAATATTTGCTTTTGATATATTGAACCTAGTTCAGTGAAACTTTTTACTGTTGACATAATATTAATAAGGATCCGATATATGTATTTAGGCTAAACTAAGTATAAATAAATGGACCTTGTTACAAATTCTGCATTTAATGATTTATCTGGTTTTCAGTTATGTTATACTGATGGACCTATAAGATTTACTGATAAGAGTATAAACACTAATGAGAGGTATGTGTTTAATGTTTGGTGGTCTGAAATTCTTAATGCCTACGGACAAAATGTAGAATATTTCGAGAATCTATATAGTCTATCTGCTCATGATGCTTTCTATGGTGAAGATTCTATGGCCGGATATGCAGATCCTAAAAATATAGTAATGGGTGTTGCTATTAGTAATGATAGTATATTACTTTCTAGGTTCGGTATACAAGCTACAAGTGATTTTACTGCATTAATACATATAAGTGGTTATCAAGCAGTTTTTGGTATAGGTAAAGAACCTAAGAGTGATGATGTGGTACGATTAACTGAATTTGGTAATGATAGACCCGGTGGTCGTGCGGGTGCTATGTATCAAATTACTAGTAGAGATGATGAGGAATTATCACAAATTAATCAATTAGCTGGTCACTACGTTTGGCTAGTAAGAGGTAAGAGGTTTGATTTTACAAATGAACCAAACATACCTAGAGAAGCTGTTATGGATCAAGTATATGATAATAGTTTTGCTGGTATGGTTAGTGGCACTACATTATCAGCTATATCATCTACAGAGATTAAAAAGTATGAATATAATGTAGATATAGACACAAAAAATACCGTATTTAACTACGGTATTAATGGTGTGGATACTAGCCCTTATGGGACGTTCTAAAGTTAAGCGGGATGTAATACTAACCCGCTTAATAATTCATTATATAGTTGATTGAATTCTGATAATACACCGGTTCGTTCTGGTATATTATTTTCCACGATACTGAAATGATCATCTATTATATATGATATCAATCCATGCTTATTTTTATTAAGCTTCAATTTATTAATTACATGATCTGTTATTACATGTAATGCGTCACTTTGAGATTTAGCATTAAATTGTAAACCTTCGTTATGTCTAAGGTAAGAGATTATCCTCATAGTTGGTGAACCTATGAGATTTTTTCTACTCTTATTTTTATCTATTACCTTATAATACATATTACGAAGACATAAGACTTAATTTCGTCATTAATGTATATGGATTATTAGTACTCTGTATAACTCTTAATATCTTTGTTTTATCTGTATCTGGTATATTAAGATTATTTATAAATGATGTAGCATATTCTTTAATTCTATCCATTTGAGATGGTTGGAGAGATTCTGAAATATTATTTTCAGGCTCATCATCCCTAAACGGCGTAATATTAAAGGTATGTTCAAGATTAGTGATTAATTCATCTATTGCTTTACTAAATGTTGTCTGCATATTGTTATTTATCGTTAAATTGGTATTAATCAAATAGGTTTAATTACTTGAAATTATTAGGGTTTATTATTAAAGTTTCACCTATAGATTTGAATTTTATATATATATCATTATCCAATTGCGGATTTAAAATTATGAATAGTTTTTTACCTTTCTTTGTTAATGATACTAAATCATTTTCATTAACACCACCATCAGTTAAGAATACGGTAAGTTCAGCATTTAAATCTTTAATATACTCATTACAACTACTTATATGAGTACCACCACTCTGTAGTTTACGTTTATTATATGCATCCCATAGCATATTTGAATTCTTAATTGGACCTATAGTATCATATACATTTTCATGCCATAATATGATATATATGTTAATTTTTTTAGCTACACTAATCATACCATCTATAGCATCAAAAAATGTTTTAAGCATTTCTGGTGATATAGACCCGGAAGTGTCTATTGCAAATATTGCAGATAATTTATTAGGATCAGATTTATAACTAGGAGCGTAATAACCAGAAGCAAAAGCTCTTTTCTTTGGTATCATCCAATTATAGGATTTCTTATCTAATAATTTGAGATATTTAGTAATAACACCTCGCCAATTTATTTTTATGGGTATAGATTTTTGTACTAATTCTCTAATACTAGAACCTTTATTAGT